GGGAAATATCGGAGCTGGGCAAGGTAGCCCTGCTGCAGAAGCGTGTCTATACCGATATTGTATAGTATTCTACTGAAGATACGGGGTCGTGTCCGAGTCAGGAACTTCAGGATGCACCTGTTGGCTGGCACGGCTCCGTTCTTCGGGATTCCGTACTCATCGAAATAGTCTTCATCCTTGAAGGAACCGTTAGGCTTGTATTTCCCGTCAACCTCAATACCTTGGGAAGCGTACAGCCTGTATGGAGTCGCTGTCAGGCCCAGAACCTTTCGAGGAACCTTCTCGATGAAATCCTTATACTGGCCACCTTCCGAATTGACCTCATGGCACTCGTCGATGATGACGGCTGCAAACTCATCGAACAGTTCCAGATGATTGATGACGCTCTTGATGGTGGCATAGGTGATTCTGCCGATGTTCTTCTTTTTCATGGAAGCCGAATAGACCTCTGCAGTCTCTCCATAGCTCTGCAGCTTTGCCAAATTCTGCTCGAGAATCTCCTTCGATGGCTGAAGGACAATGACGCTTCCGTTTAGCTGTCTGGCAATATCAGCAATCAGGAGCGACTTACCGCTGCCCGTTGGGGCAACGATAATGCCGTTCCCTTTAGCCTTCGATCGGAAGAAATCTACCGCTATATCGCTGGCCTGCTGTTGATAGTCTCTGAGGACGAACTTACTCACCAGCTGCCTTCATTTTGCCGTCAACGACGTCATCATCAGACTTCTTTTTGTACTCGAAAACGTCCATCAGCGTAGTCTCGGCCATAGACGCTATCACATAGTCAATCATGGTTCCTCCCATGACTTCATCAATGTGCTTCACGGCCTGACCAAACGAGCCTGCCTGAATTAGATAATAAACGTTTGAACGCTTCTCCCTGTCAGTTTTCTCGTCAATGGTGATGAACTGGAGCTTGGCCTTATACCACTTGTCGTCGTTCTCATTGTCTGAGAAGAATATCTCCTTGTAGGATGCCGGAACAATACCCTTGACCTCAAACTCGCCACTGATGTACGCTGACATTTCCTCGGTGATGCGCTCTTCTGCCTCTGTATGGCTCAGGGCGTCAACAGTGTACTTCTCGGTAATCTTCTTTTGTAAGCCATCCTCCATGACTTTCTCATAGCGGATTTTGACTTCAAACCATTCTGCTGTTCTACTTCTCATAATGCTTTTGATTTTTAATTTGTGAATAACTATTTAAACTTGAACTCGTCAACGAACTCATAGAAAGTATCGTTGTCATCTTCATCATCAGGAAGGGGAAGGTTTACTCCCCATTCCGTAAGCGCATCGGCGTGTATCTGGTTCATGAAGTGCTTCATGGCCTCAGTACTCAGGTCGCTGGTACCATGCTTGTATGGCGGTATGAACAGCGAGACGTAATGGTCGTGCCACACCTTCCTTGGCGTACCTGACCAGTATTCCAGCTGGGCCATCCACATCCAGAACAGCCGATTCTGCGACATGGTACGGGCAAAGCCCTGCTTCTCGATTAGGATAACGTACTTTCCACAAGGCAGTGCGTCAACCGCTTCGACAAGCGAGGAACTTAGCTTCGTACTTCCGAAGGGGCTCTTTTCAAGTCTGATCACCTTTCCCATCAGAACGGCAAGTCATCGTTTTGGTCTGCCTCCATTGTCGGAGCTTCCATCGTTGATGCCTGGTTGCTGCTTGGTATAGCAACGGACTTGAAGTTTCCAAGGTACACTTTGTTACGTGCCTCCAGCTCTTGCGGAGTATGTGCGTTTATCCACTCCTTGCTTGTGGCAAGTTTGGCATAGCACACGTTACCCCATTGGTCTGGCTCACGCTTCTCCATGATTTCAATCCCAAGGGCATAGAGCTTCGAGATAGTAATCTCACCCGTCTGCTCGTTGGTCTTTTCCTCAACCTTCACATAGATATCATTCTCTTCAATGGGGATGACCAGACACTTCTTTGTGGCTGTTTTCCCCTTGACGTTCATGACCCCTACATTCTCCAAACGGCCCAGATTCACTGAGCCAACTAACTTACTGTCTGCCATATTATACCTTTCTATAGTTGAATATCTTTTCGTCTGTAATCAAGTCCTTATGATTCAGAAGGAAACCGATGAACCTCTCGCACATATCCCTGAGTCTCGGGACGTCCCTCTCAGCCTTGAACACGTACAGCTCCGTGAACGTTTCCCTGAAGTTCGTGACGTTATACTCGAAGTTGCTGATTTCGATTCCATTCTGCTGAAGAGTGAACGGATAGACGATATGCTGCCAGTGCTTCCGATAGGAACCAGCAGAATAGCTCTTAGCCGTCTTCATGTCATGGATGCTGAACGGAAGCAGATAGTCGATGAACCCGTACAGCTCGACGTTTCCATAACAGGTATCAAGGACGCCTTTCGTGAAGTACTGCTTCATGGCACCCTCATAGTAATTGACAAACTCCTTAACGACAGGAAGGGAAAACGACCTCTGGTTGATTAATGTCTCGGATGGCTGGCCGTCATCATCAACCTTTATCTCCCTCTCGCTTATGGTGATGAGCTGCTTCTCATCATCAGTCTGCAAGAGGAACTGGCCGTTATCCGTTTTCCCGTCAAGTAGCATATCCACGATGTTGTTGAACGCCGTACCCTTCTCAACCGCATCATTCGTGAATGGCACACGGTTGATTCGGTTGATAATCTCGACGAACTGCTTGTCTGCATACTCGTCGTAGGTCATCTTCGGGTCGTCTGAGTGCCCCCAGAACTTCTCCCACAGCTCGTCTGTGTCGAGATAGTTCTGGAAGGCGTCCAGCAACGTAGCATAGAAGCAGAAATTACTTTCCTGCTTTTGCTCCTTTGGTCTGTTTTCCTGATTGTGGCTCATCTGCTGGCTTGTTTCCGTTAGCTGGTTTCTCTTCCTGCTTCTGCTCCGGAGCCTCTGCTGGTGCAGGCTGCTCAGAAGGAAGCTCGTACTCCTTCTTATCCTTGTTGTACACGAAGCCAAGTTTGCTCATTCTGGCCAAGAACTTCTGACGTGCTACGGCAAGCGAGTTTCCGATATGGTCATAGCCTGTCTTCACGTTATCCTTGTAGTTGTTGGCACCCTCGATACAGTCGATCGTCTCGATGTCTGCATCTATCTGCTCCATGAGCTTCGTGTATGCCTCACCTTCAGTAGAACGCTCAATCAGACGGGCACGGTAAGCCTTGAAAACCTTCTCTTCAAGGAAGTTGTTTATGCCGACCACGTTCCCGTCCTTATCCTTCAGGTTGGGCAATTCCACTACCGACGGCATATTACAGGTATTCTTTCCCTCTGATTCAGAAGTCGGGTCAAAGGTGATGGTGCGCTTGCGGTCATCTGCAACCAGATAGCCGATAAGGTCAAGCTCTGTAGCAAGGCTGTCGTAATTGGAGCCTCCGAACAGTGGGACATACCTCGTAACGTCACCGTTCTTCTCCGTCTGACGGTGGGCTACAAAGATGACGTTCTTCTTCTTTGTGTCGATGAGCTTCAGAAGGTCACTGAACTCACGCTTGCGCTGTCCGAAGCCCTCCAGAGTGAGTGAGCCGTTACGCTTGGCCATCTTCGGGTACTGCTTGATGATGTACTCGGCCATAGCGTCCAGCAGCTTGCCGCCTGTGTCGATTACCAGTGTCTCGTAGTCGGACAGGTCTTCGTTGTTCAACAGGTCAAGAATGTCCTCGTACTTCTCGGCCTGAACGGTGTCCTTGATAAACTCATAGTCCACACGATTGATACCGCCGTCAAAGTCAACGAGCAGAGGTTTGGGCGCACTGAGCGCCAACGTGGTCTTACCCATACCAGGCTGACCGTAAATCAACATCTTCAAACGGACGTTTACGTCCAGTTCGTTCTTTTTCTTGATTAAACCCATAATGTAATATCGTTAAAATGTTAAACAAATATTGTATCTTTGATAAGTTTCTGCAACCATCGCATTTTTTCTAATCTCAGGTCGTTTTTTCTACGATTCAGACCATCCTCAGACACCCTGAAAGTCATTTTTAGAAAGTTTAACTTTTAGGTGCTCAGCGGCTTTACGTTCCTTAGAATATCGCTGGCGGCGAACTTCCATCTGGTGTTTGCTGCTCCAAACGGCTTGTCGTACCTGACCTTTTCCTCAAGCATCAGCCTCTCCAGTCTCTTTTTGCCTCCTACGAGTTTCACGGCCACAGCCCAAGAGAAAGTCATGTCCTCCGTTCTCTCGATGATTGACTGGTACTTCTGGGCCATGACGGCCATTCCGCTAACGTTCTGCATCTTCAATCCTCATTTCCATTTCCACCTCGACCCTGCGACCACGACGGTACACGTCCTTGTTCTCTACAATGGTGATGTGCAGCAGCATGAGCAATGTGAGCAATGCAGCCAGGCCCATGCGCCTAACCTCCTTTGCATCCCAAGCCTTGCCGACATACCGTGACACCATATACAGCACAAGCTCATGCGTAGAGGCGATAGACAGTTTCTTGTAGATATGCTTCTTGTGCGTCCTGACAGTCCAGATCGGCTTGTCAAGGACATCGGCAATCTCCTTGTCTGTCAGCCCGTGGCAATACTGCTCGGCTACGCAAACCTCGGTGTCGCTCAGTTCCTTCATCAGCGGATTCTCGTTACCTCTACCTGAAACTTGCTCAGGTTGTCCTTCACTTCACAGTCCCAGTTGTTTCTGATAAGCTCCCTGCGTAGCTTGTTGACAACCGTGATAACTGAACTTCTCTGCTCGATGGGGAAAACGGCCTTGCCGCCGATGCCAATCTTGCGAAGTTCCCCAGAGATGGGTTTCTTCTTTACTTCTGTCATTCGATTCATCTTTTTAATTTTGTTCCCCCGTGAGGGGGAGGTTTCTACTTCCTAACAGAAATGATAACCTTCATTGTCATTTTGTTATTTTTAGGTATATATCAAATTTGCATAGGAACGGAAAAATGCTTATCTTTGCCGTTGTTATCGTTATTTTCTGTTGCAAAGATACAAAA